TTTGAATGGTAGCATTCATAATTTCTGTAATTTAAGTTTAGGTTAGTGGGGGCACTCTGCCTCCAAGAACGACTCGGGGTCGCAAGCATAGATGGTGTCCGTAATCACACTTATGGAAAATTTTATTTTATAAAAAATAAGAGGTTAGTACCCGAAAGGATACCATTAGGGGAATGAATGACCGTTCACTCAAAATACTATACCGTTCACTCAATTGCTATTGCATGGGTGGTATTAGAGCATTATTATTGCGTTTTAGTTGTATTGGATGTAGGGTGTACTAAAAACTTTAAAAAAATATCATTTGTATCTGACTGGAGTTCAGGTCAATCGAAAATAAATTAAAAATAAATGTGTTTTAGTGTTAACCTTTTGCAATCAGTGTACACTGTTAAGTCAAGGCATGTATTATCCGCCTTACTGTTCAGTACAGACTTTGGGACGTTTTGTATTGTATAATAAATAAGAACAGCCTCGATGGGATCTTCGGACAAAGAAACCATGAGACTGTTCAGCACAAACATTTGGGACGTTTGTAGGTGCGAAGATAAGAAGACTCATTACTTAATTGTAATGGGTCTTTTTATTTATTTAAACGCAATAAAAGAGAAGTGTATCGTATTTATACTGCGAGGATGCCTGTTAATTAAGGGAACAATATAACAGTTGCAGGGTATGGGGTATAAAAATGACTGTATTTAAGGTTAAGTATCTGAGTGATAGAATAAAGACACTGCATACTATATTGAGTTAGGATACTGTGGGTATCCTTAAAGGATACTGTGAGTATCCTTTCTCTGTTTTTACTGGAATCTAATGAATTTAATTTTTATAAGCAATTATATTGCGTATAAAATAAGAAAGAGTATATTTGTATATCCTTCAAGGATATGAATAAGTATCCTTAAAGAGTCAGATTATGGCACTAAGAAAGAAAGTAAAGATAAAGTATATAGCAGGATGGTTAGAAGAGTCTGGATATAAGATTCCAGAGTTTGGCTATAAAGAGATCTCCGGTGTACACACCAAACGCTACCACAACTGTTTGTATTTATTGGCGGGATTGAATGCTTCCTGCAGAGATCTCATGGATTTCTTATGTGAAGTAATGGATAAGGATAATAAGGTATATAGTAATGAGAAGGTTCGCCAAGACTTTATTGGGTTTATCTCTGGACTTACCCGGAAGGAAGTAGTGTATACTCATAATACTGTGAAGAAGGCTTATCGAATATTAGCTGAGAAGTCTTTATTGATTCCTCTGACTAGAGGAGTGTTTATGGTGAACCCAGAGTTCTTCTTTAAGAAAGGGGATAAGGAGCGGGTAGAGGCGATAGAATTGATTTTAAATTTTGACAAGAGTTCTGATGTAGACTTAGCATCTGCAAAGCAGGCTTTATTAACTAATGGCAGCAATGCCGATAACATTTTATAGAATGGCTAAATTTAAGTACACCCCTACAGGGGATGGGATTCTTATCAATCCAATTGCAATCAGCAAAACCACTGATAGTGGGATTGTAAAATCTGAGGCAATGATTAAAGAGGAGTCTGAATCTAGAGATTATACTACTCAGGTAGTTGCTGTAGGACCACAGGTTCACGAGATCGTTGTAGGAGATACTATCGTTCTTGGGAATGGTGCCAATTGCATACCGGTTAAAGTTGCAGGTAAAGAATACTGGCAAGTGAAGAACTACGAGGTGATGGGTATTATGAGTTAGAGGTATTTACCTCTAGTTCAGATTAATTTGCACCGTTATGTATTTGGTGTAATAGATCACTACCTGGTAAGTGCCCAATTCTTGGTAAGACTTTAAGAGGCTAAATGTTTTTTTACTGTTCTTTTCTAATGGCATCTTTCCTTTATTTTAATTAGTATAAATCTAGTATACTTATGGAACTAAATCAAGTCCAATTTGAAACCTTGGTTTCCACAGTATGCGATCGAGTTGAAAATAGCGTTAAAGAAAGAGATCGCAAATGGTTAACACTGGAGCAAGTAGCCGATATTTTACAGGTATCCAAGGATACGGTAAGACGGCATCAAGCTTCGTGGAAACTTCAAATTAAAGCGGTAACATCTAATAGGTATCTCTACAAGAGGGATAGCTTAGATAGATTTTTAGAAAGGGGACGTTAGTCCTCTTTTTTTGTGCTTGCTAGTTTCGCCTGTATATTTGCTCCTTCTTGTTTCTGGTCTAATTCGTATTGAGATAGATAAGCTCCAGAGGTTTTCTGATCATCATGCCCCAGAGAAAGACTCATTTGAAGTGAGTTGACTCCTGCGGCATACGCGGATTGAGAGAAAGCATGTTTAATAGATTTCATCTTCCAGGGTTCAGGTTCCCATCCCTGACGAATTGCGATCCTTTTTAAGGTTCTGTTTATAGAACCACTTCTATTGTGCCAACTAATCTGGTCTTTTGTATTGGTTGAGGGATTATCTATACCCTCCATGAATGGAAGCAGGTACCTACAATTTTTTCTAGTACTTAGGTAACCATCCACCAATAGCTTCACCCGTGGAATGTCTTTATAGCTTAAAAATAAAAGCTTCTGTGTTTTAGACCTATAGTAATAGAGTTTACCATCGTACTGATCCTTGGTCAGCTGTTCTTGTATATCCTTTACTTTTAGGGAGAACAGATCAATGGGTTCTAGTCCGCCCCAGATATACATCAGGTAGATGTAATCCCGTATCCGGTTAAAATTCCCCTGGTTAAAATTTGGAAAGGTAAACTCCATGGTAAGGAATTCTTCCAGCTCCTTCATAGGAATAGCAGGTCGTATCTTTTTCTTGGTTTTCCTTTTGCGGTTACGCGTCTTTTTATCCGAGGTGAATCTCTCCCAGCTGAAGCCATTTTTAATGGGCATAAAAAGAGTTCCCTCTACATGGTGTAAAAAGGTGGACAGTCTCCTTTCAAAGGTATCGTTGTTTAGGGTGTCTCCCCAGGTATTCAAAAGTTCGTGGGTGATGTCTGTGAATAGCAGTAGTTTATTATTGTTATGCTCTTTGAAATTGCTTAAAGCTTGTTTGCTGCCTAAAAGGGTTGCAGGCTTTAGTAGTTTTTTCTCTTCGGCATTCTTTAGGTAATCTTCCCAGGCTACATAAACAGAGATGTCATCCTGCTGCTTGTAGAGTTCTTGGAATTTCTTTGAAGAGAAATCTCCTTCTACATGTTTTAGCGCATATATAATACGATCGTGTATTTTATCTAACTCATGGTTGTAGGTTGTGGCAAAAGGATGTGCTCTTTTAATGCGCTGTTCAGAGGCTAACCAATATTTAGCTTCCAAGGAGATACCCGTGGAGAATTTGATGCGCGTTTTAAGGTGTACAAAATCTGCTTTTATATATTCTTTTTGTGATATACTCTGCTTTCTTATTTTAAAAAAGGTACTCTCTAACATTTTACTTGTTTTCTACTTGTTGTTTTTCTGTGAAGTAAAATTCTAAAATATAATCCATATACACAAGTCCATTTTATTTGAGAGGACGCGAGAGAGGACATGGTTTGCATACCTATACCCATAAGTGCGCAAGATAATTTCATATAAGGCAAAAAATAAAGGAGCCCGATTTGGACTCCTTTTTCTTTCTTTCCCAGTATCATTAGGCTCTGTGGGATTTTTTACTATCTTAGCTGTTGAGCTAACGGCGGGATTTGAACCCGCGACTTCATCCCTACCAAGTATGCGCATTTAGGCTCTCAATCCCTTTGATACCAACACTTTAGGCTTTGTAAAATTCCCCAGAGGACACGAGGGAGGACATAAGCGCATCCCAACTAAGGAAGAGTACTTTACCCTTGTAACCCTTTGTTAGTAAGCCTTGTAGATTTAGAAAATCTTGGGAGGACTCCAAACAGGACCAAAGTAACTTTTAGGTAAAAACCCCCGTACTCATCCTGATATAGGAGGAGTACACTCGCTCTACATCCCTTTACCTTAAAGGGTTTTGGTTTACCTATTTTAGTGAGTGGACTTAATAGTGGACATTACGCGCCTTTTTCCAAGCTTCTAGCTTTTAGATTTCTAAGTTATTTCTACTCATTTATTGCTCATAACCAAGACTTTAAATATTAAAATGTATTTAAGCGCAATATGTGGATAGGTTTAAGGTCGCTTTTCCTATATTCACGCCCTCAAAAAAGTTCCTTGACATTCTGGTAAGAGATGACATGTATATAAAAGTTTTATACAAGATCGGTTTAACTTAGTATTAAACGCAATTTAATTGCGTGTATAATATGTTTATTGCATATTATTCGTTACATTCGTAGTATAAGTAACATAATATTGCGAAATGGAAGTAATTAAACCTGGAGTAGAGTATAAACTGCAGAATTTTGGATCCCAAGACGGTCAAGTTATTCGATTCACTGAAAAGGTTAAAGGGACTTATAACCCTGGAACAACCAATGAGGAGATGATTAATGTTTTGGTAGACAGACTCTATGCTCTTCAAAAATCAAACTTTTCAGCAGAGAATCAATGTGTGATTCTTTTGCTTAAAAATATCCGCCAGCTTCTGGCGAAAAGACTCAACCGAAAAATTGAACGTGTAAAACGCTACGATGAAGGTACTACAGATAAATAGTACCTCGCAGAATTTTACCTCCGATTATCTCACGATGATCAATGGAGTGTTGAAATTGACAGGTACAGAGTTGAAGGTTCTTGCAGCCTTTATAGATATTGCCCCCGAGAAGCCTTGCTCTGCGCAGTCGCGCAAGCAGGTGGTTGAATTGCTGGGGTTTAAGTCGGTTGCCGTATTGAATAATTTTATCAAGAGTCTTAAGGACAAGGGCGTATTGATTCTTCAAGATGGGCAGTATCGGTTTAACCCCGTAGTTCTACCACTTCAGGAGCTACAGTTAAAATTCTCTGTCGTATGACCCTGAACTTTATCTTCATCAGTCTAGAAGATGCCCTTTTACACTCTCTTGAATACGAAGAGAGTTTAGAGGCAAATGGAGAAGACTTTATGCACTCTATATATTTATATGTAGACAGTACTGCTGTAGGCTCCTCATATACACTTTTAGATGAGTAAAGGTAGAAGGGGTAAGATAGAGATGCAACTCTCCAGGGAGATTGCTCAAGAATTAGGGGCTACCCATTCCGAGGTATATAATATCGTGGAGAGTCAGTTTACCTATGTAAAAAAGGTAATGGAACACGGCGCTTTTGAAACCGTGCGCCTGCCGTACTTAGGTAAGTTTACCGTCAATGCAAAAAGAGTTCAACTACTAAACGATCGCCTTGCAGTTATTCAAAGAGGAAAATTTCAAGATAATACTTGATCCCGAGATTAAAATCATACCGGAGTTCAAACTTCTGATTACCCGGGATAAGGATCGCAAGAAGCGGGGAGCATTTGCGGAACTCGCCTATGTGTATTTTATGGTTTCCTATAAATCCCCCTACAGTATCTACCATAAGACGGAGCGCTCTCAGCGAATTATACGCGAGGTGAAACTTCCCGAAGGATGGAGACCGGATGCGGCGATTGACAAGGCGATGGTAAAGTATGATGATTTGCAGATGACCCCAGCGATGAAGTCCTTGGTTTCTATTAAGGAATCCCTATTGACTTCTTCCAAGGTGATTGATGCGCTTCGCGAAAGAATCGAGCTGTCTTTATCTATGGTAGATTCTGAAGATGAGGAAGGTGAGGGAATGGACATCGGGGATGTTGTGAAGTCGGTTACCCAACTGATCAACTTAGCGGAAAAAATTCCAACAGCTATAGACTCTATTGAATCACTTGAAGATAAAGTTAAAAAGGAGCAGACCAATGACCGAAAAATTAAAGGTGGAGGAACAACCTCCCTATTCGAAGACTAAGAACTCAAAGTACGAAGGGTATATCCGAAGCGGATGGAACAAGACTTTGAACAATTTAAAAGGGATTACTAAACGAAAACGCAAGTCTAAGAAGTAATGTTTGTCAACACTCAGGAATTTCGAAAAGATGCACTGCACTATTTAGAGCATGGCTATTACTGTGGGGACCCTATGGGTTCCGTAGGTTATTTCGAATACTGGACTGAGCGTTTGCAAAGATGCAAGGAAGGTTATAGCGTTGGAGGGCAGTACATTACTGGAGACCACTATTTCTATTTGAATTTCAATCAAATTAAACTGACCGAGACCGGTCCAGAGATTGAGAATGAGAAGAAGAAAAAGTCGGGGCGTAAGGTGGTTACCTTCCCAAATTTCTGGGATGGAGATCATCAATACTTTATGGCGCTGGAACAGGCGCAGCAGCAGGGGAAACACATGATCGTAGGGAAAGCCCGTCGTAAGGGTTTCTCCTATAAGAACGCTTCGGTTTCTACCAATCAATACTCCTCGTATAAGAATACCTATACCCTGTTATGTGCCTTTGATAAGAAGTACCTCTATCCAAAAGGGATTATGACCATGGTGAGTGATAATATGAACTTTCTAAATGAGCATACCGGATGGGCGAAACGTCGCCAATCTGTAGATAAGCAAAATCATAGAAGAGCTTCATATCTAGAATACATCAACGGTCAACCTGTGGAGAAGGGGTATAAATCAGAAGTAGAAGCGATTACCTTTAAAGACAACCCCGATGCTGCCCGTGGAAAGGATGCCTCACTGATTATTTTTGAGGAAGCGGGTACATTCGATAACCTTAAGTCTTCTTACTTGGCGACCAAGCCCTGTGTAGAAGATGGTGATATTACCACTGGAACCATGGTGCTATTTGGTACAGGGGGTGACCTCTCGGGTGGAGCAATTGATTTTGAGTCGATGTTCTACAACCCGGAAGCTTACAACCTGATGGCTTTTGACAATGAGTTCGATGAGGGCGCTCAGGGAACCTCCTGCGGATTCTTTTTCCCTTCTTATAGAAATAAGATAGGGTATATGGATAAGCAGGGGAACTCACTTGTGGAGAAAGCCCGCCAAGCAGAAGACGCCCATAGAGAACAAATCAAACGAGATGCAAAGGATCCTGGCGTGTATGATAAGCACTGTGCGGAGTATCCTTGGTGTCCTCGTGAATCCTTTATTCAAGAAAGTAATAATCTTTTCCCTACCGGGGAATTGATGGAACATCGCAATCATGTATTGGCGCATGGACTTCACAAGAACTTGGGTATTGCTGGGCGACTGGTAGACTCGGGTAAAGGTGTGAAGTTTCGTCCGGATGATACTTTGCGTCCTATAGAGAAATTCCCACACGATAAGCGCGACAATATAAAAGGTGCCGTGGTGGTGTATCAATCGCCCTACAGAGATGAATCTGGAATGAGCCCCAACAATATGTACATCATTGTACATGATCCATTCGGTACGGATGGAGGAGGAGCTTCCCTGGGTTCAGCTTATGTAATCAAGCGACCAAACAGACACTCACAGCCCGACGATATGATTGTAGCTTCCTATGTGGGAAGAACCGAATACCAAGATGAGTACAATGAGATTCTGTTCAAACTCGCCGAGTACTATAATGCCAAGATTGGTTTTGAGAACGATAGAGGGGAAGTGATTCCCTATGCAAAGCGTTTCAAGAAACTGCACTGGTTGATGAGTGAGGTAGAGATTTTTGATCAGACCGACGGAGTGCGCATTAAGAAATTGGGGAGAAAGTATGGCTGTTCCATGGGATCTTCTCAAAGAAAAGGACAGGCGGAAATCTATTGTAGAGATTGGCTTAGAAGTAAACGCGGAAAAGACGCGGAGGGAAATCAGCAGATGAACCTACATCAAATTTATGACCTAGCACTTTTAGAAGAGTTGATAAAATACAATTCCAAGAAGGGAAACTTCGATAGGGTTTCTTCTCTTTTGGTTGGAATGTATCACCTAAAAGATCTACATAATAAAGTAGTGGAAACCGTAGATGAATCCGATGGCGAAGACTTCTGGAACAGGGAGTTTTTTAACTAATTTTGAACGAATTGACCCTTGATATATGCAGTTACCTAAACAAAAAATAGCCCTCAGTAAAAAGAATGACCAGTGGTTTAAGGATTCTATGAAAGCCTTAATCAATGAGACCTCTTTTGCCTCGGGTAAAAACAGTGAATTGTTTGATTTCTACAATGCCTATAATGGGCATTTGGATACCTCCAAGTACGACTATGTAACTTCTCCTTTTGGGAAGCAAACTACCAAGCGAGGCTACCCGGCAAAATTGAGGTCTTACAATATCATCAAGCCGATCGTAGACTTACTCTTAGGAGAGAAATCTAAGCGCTCGGCTAACTATCAGGTACTCTGTCATAACAGGGATGTAACATCGCTTAAGCAAGACGATGAGTATAAGGCGACCTTGAACTATCTCAAGCAGCGTTATGTCAACGAGTTAAATCAGCAGGGAGTTCAAACCGGCATGCCTTCACAGGAGCAGCCTGAACCTGAAGAGTTTAAAAAGTTCTTCGATGCTAATTATAAGGATGCCCGCGCGATTAAAGGACAGCATTCGATGACGGCTTTGGAAACGGAGCTGGATTTACACGATAAATTTCAAGAGGGTTTCTTTGATTGGGTCGTTTCTGGTTATATCTATTCCTATAAAGGGGTGTGTATGAACCAGGTAGATTATGAAATTGTTTCTCCTTTTGATTTGGATTATGCCAAAACCGATGGGGTTACCTATATAGAGGATTCAGATTGGGCGGTGCGTAGAAATCGCATGAGTGTGAATCAGGTGGTAGATAAGTTTTACGACATTCTTAAAGAAGATGATTTAGAACGCCTGGAGAATCCTACGACATCTAATGATGGAGGTTTCTCTTTGGATTTCTTAGACTCTAGAGAAGATCGACAACAAACAGACCGCACCGTAGAAGTGCTGCACGTAACTTGGAAGTCTTTTCGCAAGATTGGTTTTCTATCCTATACCGATGAGATGGGTCAACCACAGGAAATGACGGTGGATGAATCTTATAAGTTGGATAAGGAGGCTGGTGAAACTATCGAGTGGGTATGGGTGAATCAAGTAATGGAAGGCTACCGCTTAGACGGAGATATTTATTTAGCTCTTGGTCCTGCAAAGGTACAACGCACAGAGCTGGAGAATTACTCGGTATGTAAACTTCCTTATAATGGGCGCATCTATTCAAACCGACATTCAGATAATATTTCTATAGTCTCTATGGGATTGCCTTATCAAATACTCTATAATGTATTCCACTACCGCTTAGAACTGTCCATTGCTAAAAACAAGGATAAGATCATGTTGATGGAAATCAATGCGATTCCTAAGCGTCACGGTTGGGATGAAGAGAAGTTTATGTACTTCTCGGATGCCATGGGGTATGCTTTTATCGATTCTACCGCTGAGGGGAAATCTGGTGAAAGAGTTTCCTTCAATCAGTTTCAAGTATTGGACATGAGTTTGGGTCAGTATATTGCCGCACAGTTTGAGCTTTTACAAGCGATCAAACAGGAGTGGGAAGATTTGGTAGGATTCAATCGCCAACGTAAGGGTCAGGTGATGGCTACCGATGGAGTGGGTTCTACAGAAAGAGCTGTATTCCAATCCTCATTAATTACTGAAGAGCTTTTTAGAAAGTTCGACAAGTTTGAAGAAAAGGAACGGCTAGGTTTATTGGATACCTCTAAAATCGCTTGGAAGGATGGGAAGAAATTCCAGTACATCGGATCGGATTTAGACCAGGTATTTGTAGAGTTAGAACCTGCAGAACTCTCTGAAGTTAGCTTTGGAGTCTACGTGAAGAATTCGGCGAGAGAGTCTGAAAAGCTGCAACAGCTTAGAGGAATGATTCAAGCCTTTTCACAGAATGGTGCGAAGCCTTCTACCGTGGCTGAGATTTTAGACATGGACCACTTTGCAACGATTAAAACGAAGCTTAGAGAGGTAGAGCGTATTCAAGAAGAAGCAGAAGCTGCACAGGCACAACAACAACAAAAAGCAGAGCAGGAGTTTAAAGCTCTGGAAGCTCAAGAAAAAGAAGGTGAACAAATCTTCGAATCCACTGAAAATCAATTAGACCGAGATAAAGACATATACATTGCCGAGATGAAAGAGTTAGGCAATGGTGTGAAACATCACAATGATGTAAATAAGAATGGCATTAAGGACGATTTAGATAAACGCAAATTGGACTTAATGGAGCGTAAAATGGCTAATGACGAGCGGAACACTCGTCAGGGTCAAAAATAAATAGATCGAAAGGTCTATATAGTAAGATCAATTTGGGACGGACTTTGGGATAGGGTGAATCTTATCTCAATTAATTAATTTTGGAATATATGAACAAATCAGCACAAACAACGGGACTTGATTTATCTCAAGTAAACATGGTGGATTTATTCGATGATAGCACACCTATAGTAGCGGACACTACTGAGGCTATTTCAGAAGAAACACTAACAGCAGGTGACGATCAGAACTCAGACAAGGGAGAAGATCTAGACTTGAACAATGACGCAAACCTCCAAGCAGATGCAGACGCAGACGCTTCATCCCATGCAACAGCTGGCGATGGAGCTGCTGGTGATGTTGATGATAGGGGTAAAGGTGATGCTACCGATGATTCTTCTGATGATGGGGATGCGGATTCGTCAGTTATTGGGGAATTGGGCAACTTACTCGGATACGACATCGAAGGCGACTTCGAAGATTCGTATGAAGGGATTGCCTCGTACACGCAGCAAGTGGCGGACAAAATTGCAGAACAAAAGCTTTCAGAGCTTTTCGAACAGATGCCCGATGTGCAGAAGTTCATGCAATTTCGTATTAATGGAGGAGACTCCAACAAGTATTTTCAAACGGCGCAACAAGCCAGCAAGTATGCAGGGGTTGAAATCGCTGAGGACAATACGCAAATGCAAAAACAAGTGGTTGGTGCGCTTATGGAGCATCAAGGCTACTCTTCAGAAGAGATTGCCGAAACCATGGAAGATTTAGAAGACACTGGACTTTTGTACAAGAAGTCAGTGAGAGATCTAAACAAGCTTTCTTCGATTGAACAAAAAAGAGAGGCGGACTTATTAGAGAATCAAAGGATTCAATCTGAGCAGTCTAAGGTTCAGAATCAAGAAACTTGGAACAATATTAACCAGACGATTTCCTCTGGTCAAGTAAAGGGAATCAATATCTCCCAATCGGATAAACGCAAGTTTTATGATTGGATGGCTAAACCTGTAGATGCACAGGGCAGAAGTCAAAGAATGGTTGAACGCGAGAAGCTCGATACCGAATCAATGTTAGCTATGGAGTACATGGTTTATAAAGGATTCGATTTATCGAAACTGGCGGTCAATGCAGCAAAAACGTCACAGACGCAGAATTTAAAATCAAAGTTGAAAGCAAATAAAGGCAGTGCAAAATCTCGTATGAGTGGAGGGAAATCTTCTCAACCGAGAGCTACCAAAGGTTTACCAGGATTAGACGAATTATTTTAAACCTGTATAAACTAAAAATCTGTTAAATGGCAGCTGACAACTTAAAAAAGCTTCGTCTTTACGAAGACAAGTACAACGCAGAAGGCATGACTGACGAGAACTCGTTAGCCAATGCACTTCTAACGCAACCGGACGTATTATCGCCGGTATTAACTCACCTAGCGGGTAGAGAAGACAAGAGGTTCCCTCTTTCTTTTTTAACGGAAGGATTGGGAAATATCAAACAAATTCAAGACATCGAGTACGATTTTCCTGTGATGGGAAGATTGAACAAGGCTGTAGCTTTGGCTCAAGGGATTTCTGCTAAAGGTGGAAACCATACTCGCTTCAAGGCAGTATTTGCTGAGAAGTGGTTTGTTCGTCAATACATCATCGAGTCTCCAGCAGGAGAGCAGATGCGTGTTCAAGAAGATCCAGTTGAAGTAGCTGGTGGTTGGGAATATACTCTGCAATTGGTTACACCAACGGCAACAACTTTCTCGGCTACGGCAGGAGATCAGTTCGTTCAGTTATTCGCACCGGTAGCACAATCTGGTTCTCGTGGAAACGAGTCTAACTGGGTAGCTCCTTCTAAAATGAGAAACCAAATCTCATTGATTCGTAAATCATACCGCTACGAGGGTAATGCACCTGAGAGAGTAGTGAATGTAGAATTCAATATTGGTGGACGTACAACTAAACTGTGGTATGACTTCGAGGAGTATCAACACATGTTACGTTGGAAAGAAGAAGCTGAATATTCTTTATGGTATTCTCGTTACAACCGTGACGGTGATGGTGTAATTCACTTGAAAGATGACAATGGAAAAGGTATTCCATTAGGATCTGGTGCTTTAGAGCAAATTCCGAATACGGATTCATACTCTAAACTTACCGCTAACAAGTTGAAGAACATTGTAAGAGATGCTTTATATGGAGCTTCTGATGCGCAGCAAATGAACATCGTTTTATTCACCGGTTTAGGTGGATTGGAAGAGTTCGATTCTGCGATGAAAGATGAGTTAGCTTCAAATACTTATGCTAGAGTTGACGGTTCACACTTCATTTCTGGTTCAGGTCGTAACATGGAGTTAGGTGGATTCTTCACTAGCTACAAGCACATCGACGGTCACACGATCACTGTACGCCACTTACCATTGTTAGACAATGGAGCAAGAGCATTGAACTCTCCTAAGCATCCAACAACTGGATTGCCATTAGAGTCTTACAGAATGATCTTCTTGGATATGAGTACTTATGACGGTGAGTCTAACATCAAGTTAGTTTCGCAAAAAGGTCGTGAGTTTGTACGTTGGGCTGTTGCAGGTGCTACTGTGCCTCCAGGATTCCAAGGAAATGCTTTAAGAGCGAATGATGTGGATGGAGCTTCCGTACACTTTATGAAGTCTTCAGGTATTGCTATTCGTAGAGCTACCAACTGTCTACACCTAGAGTGTGTAGCATAGTTTAATATAATAGGTGTCGCATCGCGCGGCACCTATTTTTTACTACTCTAAAACTTCAGAACATGTCATCAAGAATTGTATACATTCGCAGAAAACCGAATAACACAAATATACCAGAACATATCTATGCGGAATCTAAGCGCAAGATAGGATCATCCTTTACTAAATCAGGACAGACTAATAAGGGATTAACATTTTCAGAGGAGAAGGAATTACTCCCAGCTCTTTTAGGATTGCAATACAACGATCCAAATTTCTTTCAAAAATCAGAGCGTTTCTTTGCAGAATTATCTATTGATGTTGAACACGGAAGCGGTACAAAATTTAATGCTTCGGTAGACGATAAGGGTAATCCTGTAAATTTAATGGATTACGTAAAATACAAGTTCGCTTTAGCACATCCTTTTGTAGCTGCAGACGAGCAAGCTTGTATGAGCTCTCAAAAATATAAATACTTCGTTCACGACCCTTCCAAAGAAATGGAAGAGAAGCACTCTGCTTTAGAGGTGAAGAAAAAAGCCTACAGAGAATTTATCAAAGCTTCAGCGGATGAGGCGAAGATGGATATGATTCTTTTAGCTATGGGCTCTTCTCCTAAAGGATTATCAGTGGTAGAGAAAGAATTGAAGTTAGAAAATGAAGTGGATGCAGATCCAGTGAGCTTCTTAAAAATTGTAACTGATAAAAATCTTGAGCAAACTGCCTTTATTGAAGATTGTATCTCAAGCGAAGTTCTTCGCAGAGTAGGTACGGCTTATTTAAACGGTGATGAGAAGATCGGAGATACCCTTGAGGAATCTATTTTATTCTTAAAGAATAAGAAGAACTCTGAGGTCTTAACGGTTCTAAAAGCTCGATTAAAATCCTACGCTAAATAATGATCGTACAACAGATGCACTACGCCATAGATCAAGGACTCCAGAAAGTGGGGTCCTTTGTCTATGACAATTTCCTTGAGGAGGAACTCGACCATGTATTAAACCTTATTCAAGATCGCTTTATCAAGCGCTCGGTATTTTCTAAGGGGGGCTTCTCTTTAACACAGAGGCACTTAGATGATATTCGAAATGTTTTGGTGGTTAACCATCAAGAGAACTTCGACTCAGATGCATCTGTGGACGCTCAACTTACAACACTACCCGAAGATTACCTATTCATGGTTAATATTCGAGCTGAGGTCTCCAGTCAAGGTGCAGACCAATGGGTACCGGTTCGCATTGTAGAATTGGATGAGCTTTATAAGGTGCAGGAGAATCCTTTTGCCCGAGGTAATGCGATTTCACCCGTGGCGAGCATCACTGCAGACCAGGTAAGAATATTACAAAACAGTGAAAGGTTTATATTAAAAGGCTCCAGGCTAGACTACATTAGGCAGCCCGAAAAAATCTCTCTACCTTTGAATCAAAGCTGCGAATTAGCAGAGCACACACATCAAGAAATCGTCGATCAGGCGGTACAGTATATCTTAGAGTTAATAGAATCACCAAGGTTTCAGACTAAGGCAGCAGAGAATCGCTTAAACGAATAACTATTAATACTTAAACTCTAAGAAAATGTCTAAACAACTTTTTATTCTAGACGTCACTGCTTCCAATTTGGATATTTATGAGGCTGGCGAAAAATTAAACCCACAAGAAGGTGTACTTATTAGCGAGGCAGAAGATGCTGTTGTTGCTACTCAAACTGATGTAGATGGCGGATTAGCTACTAACGTAGGTGATGTAATAACACCTGCAGTAGAAGCAGTATACGCTGAGGGTGTAAACGCTATAGGTCAAATTGCAGCTGGTATGGAAGAGCTTGCTTTTTCTGCTAACGGTAAAACATCTGTGGATGTAGACTCTGGCGAATTACGCAGAGTAGAAAACTTGGTTTTCAGTGCAGGTCAACAACAAACTTGGACGGTAGATGCTTCTGCTATGGATGCAGAAGGATGTATCAAAGTTATTGTTACCACTCCTGGTACAGCTAACTTACCGATGTACTCAATTTGTGCAACGGATGCTGCAGACTTTGCTTGTGAAAAAGACGAGTTCGTAATTACTGAGGCTTCTGATACTGTTACTATCACAGCGGGTATTAACCAACACGTTCGCATTGCCTGTTCAGGAGCTTTGGAAGGTGTAGTTGCTGCAGCTGGAACTGCTTATTTACCGACTACAGGAACAGCGGCTGACGTTGCTGCCTTGGAAGATGCTTGTTTGCCTTACGACGGTGTAACCAACAAAGTTGGATTCCCAGTAATCAAACCTGCTTCAGGAGTGAAGGCTGATATGAGATACGACATCGTAGTTGCAGACTTCGTAACAGTTTCTAATGCCAAGCACGGTATGAACGCCTTGAAAGGTGAAAAAATTAAATTGATCTTCGCATGCGAGGTAAGTCTAGATCGTTCTAATGTTGATACTTCAGCAGCAGACGCACTTACAGGAGCTTTAGCGAAGTTAAAATAGTTCCCTTGTTCTGATTCCTTAAAAGGGGGGTGTGGTTTTTCCCGCTCCCCTTTTATTTTTTTTAACAAGCGTTTAAATTATTTTTAATTATATGAAATAATATTTCACTTAGAGTAGTTTATTTCATTATATTTGTCTGTATAGACAATTAAATTGCGTTTAATGGCGAGCTTACAGCAACTTATCGCCTTTTACGTCGGGAAAAATACAACAGCATCCCACAGTAGAGTAGCCAGCATCATATTAGAGAATGAAGAAATCAACATTTCACACAGAACACTTCGGCGTAAAATTGGTGAATACAGACTAAAACCTAGTCTACACGAAAAATCAGAAACGATTACACCGGAAGCAAAGGTGTATCAGTATAAGGGAGAGCAATCTATCAGTTCGCTGGAAGAAGCAATTAAGTTCTTTGACATTGATACAAACCTATGGAGTGTTTCCGAATACAAGTGTAACTCTTGGGACGTCACGTCCAAAACCGGTAAACGAACCAATTACCAGGTATCCCTAAAACTAAAACCTAAAACGATTGAGTCAGATCTCAGTGAGCTGAAGAATTTACTTTCTCAGGCGCTAGAGACTATGCCTAAGCCGCGTAGAGTTTTAAAAAAGGGTGAAGGTATTGGTACTGCCGTACTCTCAGATTTTCATATTGGAGCCAAAGTAAAAGGCTTGAAGATTACGCCCGACTTCTCTTATGAGCATGTGGTGAATAAACTTCGAGAATCTGCAGCTCGCATCAACCGTCACGGTTATGCCGAGGTACACGTAAATCTTTTAGGAGACTTTATCGAATCCTTTACGGGACTCAACCACATCAACTCTTGGCAGGGAATGGAGTACAATGCTTCAGGCGCCAATGGGGTGATCATCGCCTTTGAAATCGTTCGCGACTTTCTGATGAGCATTGACAACCTAGCACAGGTGAATATGGTTGCGGGGAATCACGATCGCAGTACCTCAAACAATAAAGAGGATGCTAAGGGAGAGATTGCTACGCTGCTGCACTATATGTTGGACAGTCACTTTAAGAATATACAAGTGAATTACGATCCACTGATTCTTACCCGAGAGATAGACGGCATCTGCCATGTACTCACCCATAACCACCAGGGACTTTCAAAGCAAGACTGCTCGAAGATTTTCTGGGATTACGGAAAGCAAGGCATGTACAACCTATTATTAGGGGGACATTGGCACTCTAGGAAATCCACCAAGTACTACCAAAAGGTTGAAGAGATTTACTTCGACCAGGCGGACTACCGAGCGATTTCTGTACCACCCATCTTCACCGGAAACTTTTATTCCGAAAGTAATGGATGGTCTTCAACTTCAGGTTTTATCATTGTAGAGAATAACGGATACGGAAAACCTAATGTATTTGATTATACATTGAATTAATAAACATCTTAAATGAACACTATGATGCAACTCTCATTGTACCAAGTCATTGCCTTACTTGTAAGTATAAGTGGGGCACTGGTTGGTATTTATACGCGCTTTACTAATCAAATGTCACTCATGGAAGCACGGGTGACGCATCTAGAGAAAGACCATTCAGACTTTCAAACCAAATTAGAGGAAATCTCTAAGGGGGTAAGTGAGATCCTATTGATCCTCGCTGAAAATCAAATTCGTTCCAAGTCGTGAGTCGCGCTCAGATAAATACAGATATATCCAGAGAGCTGGATATAGTAATGAGAAAGGGAGACACCTTTGTTTTAGACTTACAAATTTTAGACTCGGCTTCCGTAGGATTTAATATAACGAACTACACCGCTAAGATGAGTATCCTAAAAGGGAGAACTCAAAGACCTCTAACCACTTTATATTCCACAAACATCGAAAGCTTGGGGAATTATATCACTATGGGTGATGGGTTTATCTCCATGCATATACCCTCGGAGATTACAGAGAACTGGAAAGAAGGTGAGTATATATATGACCTGCAATTGACAAGTCCTTTCTTGGAGGGTTCAACTCCTAGAACCACTACCTGGCTTAAAGGAAAATTCATTATTAACCCGGATATAACCTTATAAATGGGAGAGACTCTACAGATCATAGCTGTTTCTAGTGCTCTTCTTAGCTCTGGTACTATGCTATCGAATTCTTTCGATCCTTCACTTGAGGGAATGAATTCATTGGTTTTACCTCCACTGCAGGGTTATTATACTATTGATATGAACGAAACAGGATCACAAATTACCGCAAGCATACCCTTACAGATTGGAGGGGTGACTTCAGGAGCTCCCCTGATGGAGCACAGTAAGAATTTCCGCTGGTGCCTAAAGAACTTTACCTTAAGTAATTATGAGGACTTTTCTTTTGGAGACCTAGTATATTTTGCCACGGGGATAAATGATTACAACGGCGCTTTGGAAAAGGTGCAGGTTTCAGATCCTTTAAAAGGAGCTGCAAAGGGCTTGTTCCTATTTGACTCCTATAATCCACAAACGGAGGAACTGTTAATTATTCACAAAGGATTTGTGGACTTTCCGGTAGTCAATGAGGCTATAGGAACTTTCCATATAGGTGACACCCTTTATATAAATATTGAAAATAAACTCTCTATAAACCCTACAAATGCTAGTGGATCTTGGATCCGCTCTGTGGGGCTATGTGTACCGAGTAACAATCCATCTATCTATAGAATCTGGTTTGATCCAGACTCTACTTTCGTAACCTTAAATTAAAAAAAAATGGCTTTTCAACTTTACGACCTACAGGTCGAATCAACAGACCACAAACTTGCCCTACTGGTCTTTAAAAACTCGGGCGGTGAATCTTCAATCCTACAGGTAGATACCTTATCGATTGCGGGTTCGGATGCCTCTTCTTTTTCATTTCCTTCACTTGCAACTGCAGGTCTGGATGCCGATACAGGTACTGATGCAGCTACTTTAATCACAGCTACTGATGTAGATGATCTTTCATGTAATATTGTTACTGATGGAGCGGGTACTTATTTAGACATTCCCTCGGCTGATCAAGCTACTGTAGGCTATGATAAAATATACCTACTTGACGATACGCAGATGCTCGCGCAAGATATTACAGGGCTAGGAGATGTTATTGGTTCTGGATATGCCACATTAATAATGTATGATCCAGAGGTGAAGTTTGGAGCTAGTTCTGCAGGTCTAACGATAGACACAAACGCTGGTATTGGACAAACTTATACTCTTACAGGAACTTCTACTGGGGATGCTTCTTTTGAATGGGCTTTAAATGGTGGTGCTGCAAATTCTTATACTATAGACACACTTCCCCTCGGAATAGCTAATACAACTCACGAGATTGGCTTGCAGTTAGATACTCCTGCAGAGCAACCTACTGGGATTTCCTTTGTAGTGACTCAAGCGACAGCTTCTACCGCCGCTAATGGAACTGTATCGGGTGGATCAGGTATAACAGTTAGTGCAGGTTCTCCTTGTATACTGACCTACACACCTGTAGCAACTACAGTAGGAGCCCATGTTAATAGAATTACGGCACAGTTAGAGTTGCCGACATCTTGGGCTACAGCTTTTGATGTGACACATTCCTTTGACACTTTATTTAACTCCGATGGCGTTACGTCTTCTACGGTAAATAACTTCAGTCAAATAGAGAGAAACTCTAGTACTGCTGTTGAAGTTCTGGTAGATTACACAGCATTCCCTGCCTACGCCATAAAGTATATAACTGCGGTGCCTTTTGGTGTTTTTGCTGATGGGGGAATTTTTACTACTCTTTCTAATGGGGATTTCACTATTACAGGTTGGGGAACTTCTGCTGGAGCTACGCATACAAGCTCTCTAGATTTAAGTTCTACTGGCAATATCTATGTCGAGGTAACATTTGCACCTACAGACTATGTAACTTCTCCAGCAACCAAATCTGGGACTGCATCCCTAGCTCATAATGACATCAATTATATTGATGCGATTACAAAGTTCACAGGAAACTTCTCTGCTGTATATAACCCTATAGCAACTAGAGTAGAGGCAACAACTGATACTGGTTCAGACTGTGGTGTAATGTTAGATCCTGGAGGAAGTAGTACTACTCTTATCTCTGAATTATCTGCGGCTAATGTAAAAACCATAGCGATACAAAATGTGGGGGATTTAGACGGTGCGCTTACTGATGTATTCTTCGCAGCAGATGCGGATGGTAATGAATTACCGGGTAGCTTGACTAATGCTCCTGAAGCTCCTGTATCCCCGGTGGATGCTCAACAGGCTATAGTAGATCAGTTAATAATTGACCTTGCCGCTGCTACAGATGCCCATAATGAAGTTTTAACAGATTCTTTAGCACATGAGCTTGCTGTTCAATCTGCATTATTAGAAACACTACAAGGGGCTAGAACAGAGCAGACTTCTTTAGGTACTTATGATGAGGACACTTCTTGGGGCTTTTATCTGGTAGATTCTAATACGGCTAATGCTACGGTGACAAATACGCCAATCGCTTCTGGTATGAATGTTACCCTTACTGCCAACAGGGATAATGAGATTGAGGTTGCCACTTCAGACTATTATCTAGTATTCTGGGCAGTGCCGGATGCATCACACCAAAGTATAGAAGGAGATTATTCTAAAACTATAACGATACGCTCTACAAAATCAGATGATACAGTCATAGATCTTACCCATACAATAACTATTCATGCTTCAGGAGTTTTACCTGTATTAAGTCTTCAAGATTTAGATGGAGAGGCAATGTCAAGTATAGCCTTTGGGACAGTTAGCTTTTAATTAATGACGATTACGGATATAGAGAATGGAAAGAGAATTAGTCTGGTCCTCAGAAATACTGGGGGCTGGACATCTTCTTTGCAAATTAGCAATTTGGGAGTCTCCGGACAGGGGTACTCCCTTTCTTTTAATTCTGACAATGTATCTGATACAGTTATTGAAAACACAGAGAGTATTTATCACTTGGATTCTAATTCCTTTTTAACCTTAGATATAGACTTTATAGCTGAAGATGTTGGAGAATTTCCAGGAATCTTTTCTCTGAATTCTAATATAGGGGAATACTCTTGGGATATGTCTGCACAAGTAGTGTCTGCAACGGGGGGAGTTAGCATATTTATGGAGGTAGGTATTTCTGAGGTAAAAAAGGTAGATCATGTATTAAAATCTAAAATCGCCAGTATAAGATGATTCTTATATACCAAATACCAAATAGTGGACAAGCCAATGGTCAGGTACTTTGTGTACCCCAAGTAGATCTGCCTATGGGGAATTTAGGTGTGGTATATTCTGCAAGTAATGGGACACCTACCTTAAGTGATTCCTCGGTTCTTGGGTTTGCGGGAAATCGTTATAAAGCTTTTAGACCTTATATAGTTCATCTTCCTATTGATGATATTACTGAGGATGTTTATGTAAGGGCATACCATATCGGTGGCGCAGCGGTAATAACTTATTCTACCAATGTAGAGATTTACTCACCTATAGTACCTCAATTCGAGCTTAGAGATTTGGTGGGGAACCAAGACTCAGCAATTGACTTCGGTGAATTTGCTGTAGATTTTTCAGTCTTTATTGAGGAAGCCTCGGTAACCTTTAATTTTTCCGAGGGTTGGAGTTGGTTTTTTATACCTTCTTTAGAGTTGGGGACTGAACTTTCGGAAATATTTGCCGAGCATATAGATAAAATATCTCTTGTTAAAAATCTTCCGGGTTATGTTTGGTGGGCTTTATATGATTTTGATGGGATAGGTGAGGTATCTACTTTTCAAACATTCAATATACAGTGTTTTGAACCTTTTACTCTTACTTTTCCTTTGGATACCGAGACAGAAAATTTGGGTGAATATTCGAACGAAGCCACACAGTTTCCGATGCTTGCGCCTACAGCGATAGCTTTAAGTGATTTCTTAGAGAATTTTGAATTCGAACCGGAGACTCCAGCTAATTCGGGACAAGGTATTCCCCTAACCAACCTTAATAATAAAAAATATGGAGCTCTAATTGACCCAGATAGCCATGAACTTGTGGGTGGAAACCTCCTCAATCTAAGCCCTAATGGACTTTATTGGATAAAAGCTCAAGCCCTAGCACCTATACCTAACCATCAATGGAATGGCAGTAGCGATCAGCAGGAAAATCATACTTATATGCACCCAGAAGGGTACGCTCCAGATAATGCGTTTTTACATATACCTCTGGATATAATTGAGGAATATGGAATCGAGCATGTAGATGTTATGTCTGTAACTTTCGAATACGGTGGCTCCGCAACTGTAAACCCAGACTCTACTTTAGATCTTGTTCTACCTATTTGTTTATATAATACAGGTGATGTAGACTTCGAAGCAGCAGGAATATTTATGGCAAGTCAAGTTGACATTTATTTCAATACTTCAGATCCAGATGTTCAGGTTCCAATAAGGCAATTTGGTGCTAATGCAACCACTTCTTTAAATCAAATCGATAGTATAAACAAAGGACAGATCTATACCGCCGTCACTTCTCAAATTTAAAACATGAAACAAACTATAGACATCACCATAGGCGAAATTCAGACTCCTCAGATAGAGCTTATTGCTACATCTCCTAGAGGACCTGTAGGACCGCAGGGTATTCCTGGGCAGGTTACTCCTACCTCTTTACACAGTGGCTCGGCTTTTATAAATATTTCGGAGATAGATAAGGTCTATGCTGGGAATACTACTAATGGTTTAAGTGAGCCTATCATAAATAATAAATTGGAAGGGAATTCTATAGAGTCCTTTAAACAAAACAACTTTATACACTGCCCGGTAGATACGAATCTATTTAATCTATACGCTAGTTATACGGGAGGTTCAAATAACTCTGAGAACTTTAAAGCTTTGCTTTACCTGGTACTGGAAAATGGAGAGGGTTCTGTTGCTCAACAGTACATCGCGGAATTGAATGACACTTTAGCTACGTTACAACAACTTCTAGAAACCTTAGAAGTCGGAGGAGGATTTGATACAAATATAGAGCAGGCTCAAGACCATTTAGACCAAATAGATTCTTATACAGAGGCAATAAGCAACGCTCAAGCAACTATTGCAGGAGCTCAGATGTCTATCGACTATAATTTAATGCTCACTCAAATAGAGGCTATAGAGACCTTATTGGGAGATCAATTAAGTGAGTATCCTATGAATACATGGTCAAGTCCGAATGCTTTAATTGATGCAGTAAATAATGCAACTATTGGTTATGAAGCTCTTTTGGGTAATTCTCAAGAAGCGTATAATACAGCCTCTTTAGCTTATGACGATGCTGCAGAAAGTTTAGCTACCTGTGAGTTAAATCTAGCCGAATTGGCTCCACCTTTAGCGGAGGCAGAATCAGCTATGCTTACTTTAGAACCAGCTCTAGTTGAGGCTCAAAACCTACAGATTGGAATTACTAGTGCAATTTCAACCTACACAAATGCTTACGATAATTTTGGAGATGACAATGCTTGGTATGTAGACTTGCAGACGGGTTTAGCTGGGTTACATGATTATGGTCCTCAGTCAGATAATCTCCCTGCGGATATTTATGATTTACAAGTAGACCTAATTGAAGCTCAGGCGGCGGTTGATGCCTCCAGTTCTGCGCAGGATGGCTGGAATGGTTTAAATACTGCTTTAGATACAGCTCAAGACGCTTACGATGATAAGGTTGCTGCAGCGATAACTGCGATGGATTACCTATTTATTTTTGCAGACAACCCTGCTCAGAACACCGAATTGAATACCCTTTTGGCGGCGGCTTTATTTACCCCTAACTCCCCAAATCAAGTGATCACCATAGCGGAGCTTATGGATGCAATCATTGATGTGCCAGAGATACAGTCTTTCCCTACAAACAATTCAGGCTATATAACGTGGGTAAATAACATTAATGATTACACTCCTGTATATGCGGACTATATCGCAATTGAAGGCTTGCAAGACGAGTTTGATGCTGCTGAAATTGAGATTGAGGGATTACAAGCTTCTATAGATGAACATCAGGCTGTAATTGATGATACCTTATTAGCTGTAAGTGCTTTAGAATTCACTCAAGTAGAGCAGCAAACCTTACAAGGGTCGGCTGCTGAGACTATGGAAAACGCTACGAGTCAGATGGAAAATTACAATAACCTTATTAGCAGTAATACGGATATTGTAACGCAATTTATAGAACTGATTGTGAATTTAAGTGGTAGTGTAGTGCAGTATAATCAGGTGTATTCAACAACTATAAACGCTTATACTGTGATTAGCAGTTATGCTCCTGAAGATACTTCGTTAACGCAGGAGGATATAACTATCAGTGAACTTGCCATATCAATGGCTGATATAGGACTAGAAGGAAGTTTAGTGTTTCTTGGGAATACCTATGAATCTATAGAGCTGGTACAAACTGCACTTGGAGTATTTATAGAGGGTTGGACTTCAGGGCAGGAGTCTTACGAGTCCGCCTTAAATACTGCAAACCAGAGTATTGAATCTGTTAATCAACAGATAGCGGATGCTACAAGTGACTTGGGTACTTATGGATTACTACCTGTTCATACATTTGAATTTTCACCAAACTCTCCTAGAACTATACCCGGGAGGATACAAGAAACGCTCGATTTAGATGCCCTAGAGCTGCCGGAGGATTATTCAACTTTAGGAGCTAGATTCCTATTGGGATGGCAGTCAGAGATCGGACAACAATACAAAGTTTCATACACCTTAACGGCAAACTAAAATGAAGATAAATACAGACATTTCCAAAAAGGTAGATTTTCAAGCGAAAGCTGGAGACACCTTCACCGTGGATATTAATACGAAAGACTCTGAGGGGCAGGCTTTTGATTTTAGTGGTTATACCGCTAAGATGGAAGTGATAGGTAGGGATCGCAGAGTACTTCTAGGATTCACCTCTTTAACACAAGAGGATGATGCCCTAGAAGACTTGCACCCGAATTACAAAGCTTCCAGTATTTTATTTAGTCCGGGTAAGATTACTCTGAATATGGATGCCGAATCCATGCAGATGGATCAGGGAACGTACCGTTATGATCTGCAGCTCTCTCAAGGAGATGCTGTAAAGACTTGGTTGTATGGGCGCATTAAAATTAACTCAGACATTACCTTATGAAAAACCTACAGTACCTAATCATTCATTGCACGGATACTCCACAAGGACGCAACATAAGCGCTCAGGACATTCGTCGCTGGCATATTGTTGAGCGAGGATGGTCTAAGGTAGGGTATTCAGATATGATTCATATAGACGGCACTCTAGAAAACTTAACCCCTTTTGATCAGGATTCTCAGGTAGACCCTTTTGAGGTTACCAACGGAGTCTTAGGAATGAACGGCGTTTCGAGACATGTTGTTTATGTGGGCGGACAGAAAGAGGGCAAGCCCTACGATACTAGAACCGAAGAGCAATATTACGCTTTGGAGACTTATGTGAAGTATATGATTCTACGCCACCCAAAAATTAAGATTGCAGGACATCATCAATTCTCTAAAAAGAAGTGCCCTAGCTTTCATGTACCCGAGTGGTTGCAATCAATTTGTATAGACGAAAAAAACATTTACTATGAAGTACGTTAACGGCTGGGGACTGAGCAATAAACAGTCCAATAAATTTATGGTAAAAATCCGCATAGGAAGACTTACCCTAATAGACCTTAATGGGGACCGTAAAAAGGGTTGCTATAATTTCACCTTATTTAATTTTTCAATCCGATGGGCACGAAAATAATCGCAGAGCTGTTTGGTTCGCTCTTTGGCAAAGCCGAAGGAATCATAGATGAGCTGGTAACGACCAAGGAGGAGAAGTTGAACTTAAGGAATAAGTTTAAAAGTCTACTTCTAGAAAGTGAAGCGCAGGCGCAAGAACAGGTAACCCGCCGATGGGAAGCAGATGCTAAGAGTGATAATAAACTTACCAAAAGCATTCGCCCGCTGATCATCATTTTCCTCTCTTTAGTGTTTGTCATCATCTCTTTTATGGATGGTAATATGGGAGAGTTTTCTATTAACCCTGCATATATACCTGTATACCAAGGCTTATTATTAGCGGTCTACGGAGCTTATTTTGTGGGAAGAACAATCGAGAAAAAATCTAGGGTATGACATTAAATGAATTGGCGTATGCTCAAGCAGAGCTGCAAGGAAAATCTGAAGATCACACGTTTATAGAACGTATGAAATTCTCAATCATCGGCTATAGAGCTTTATTGATTCGCAGGGATGTGGCTAGAAATGCCTCAATCTCTCGACAGTATCAACAGAGTTTTGTTTTGGATGGATTTGAGTTTCACGATTTAACAGATTCTGAGCGTTCACGGATACAACTTCCAGTGGATGTTCGCTTAAAAAATTCTAATGGAATTACCCGAGTACAAGGGGAAGACTCTGGAAATATATATTACCCATGCTCTGTGGAGAGTCTTCGGTATATGGAGTATTCTAAATTCTCTTCCGAGCAACTGCGTTATTTTATTTCTGAAGGTTACCTACACCTACATCCGTGCGAGGATGACTTGGTTCGAGTGACCGGTATCTTCGAAGATCCAAGAAAGGTCCCAGGATATAAGGGAGACAATTTCGCTTTCCCTATACCTGCAGATATGGCACAGCAGATAGCCCAAGCAGTTTTAAGTACTGAAACCAATCAACCGAACGACAATAATGAAGTAAAGATTGATGGCTAAAAGTTTAGGACCTATAGAGATGTACAAGCAGTTTGTAGTGGATAACCCCGATACAGACATTACCTATACTTTATACAAAGAAGTAATTAGTATGTACAATAAGAAATTAGTGGATGTACTGCTTACGGGTAAAGAATATAATCTTCGCCACAATTTAGGCAGGGTACGCATTCGAAAGGTCCAAAGAAACTTTGACAAACCCACCATCAATTGGGGAGAGACCAATAAGCTCAAAGCTGAGGGAATTAATCAGTTTGTCTACTATACAGACGATCACTGGTTCCGATGGTATTGGGAGAAAAGAAAATGTTCAGTAAAGAACAAGTCGGTATACCAGTTCAAGCCGACTACAGGTAAAAGCGGAAACAAGCGCAAGCTGATTGAACTATTACAAAACGATGAATTTGCCTACTTAAACTTTCAAAGCTAATGGAATTTGGAATTCAACTGAACACCGCCCTACTGTTAGGTATCCGGCATTATGAACCCGCAGAGTGGGATCCGGCTTACGAGCTTCAAATACACCTATTGTGTTTTTGTTTATTTATACGAATCCCTGTAAACCCTCAAGATTATGATTTATAAAACAGTCTCATCGAAAACTATCATCGCCAAGATGTTTCGCGATCTCAAGCCTCACAATCAGGATTGGGTAGCAGATGCTATGGAATGGATTGGAGAAGCCTTGGAGTATATAGGTTTTCATGCCGGCTTTGAGAAAAAATCTACACGCCTACAAGTGAACTCTTTTAGAGCTGCATTGCCTCAAGACCTATATGAATTAAGTAGTGTAGCGCAGGGGGGTAGACCTTTGGTTTATACCAGTAGTTCCAGAAATTTTGAACCTGCAAGCTTAACCATAGAGCGCATGCGTCATCCCGAGCGTACCTATTCTTTAAACCCCAACTATATCATAGCGGGTTTTGAAGCCGGAGAATTGACTTTAAACTACTTGGCATTTCCCTTAGATGAGGAAGGCTTTCCAATGATTCCGGATAATATCTATTATAAGCAAGCGCTTCAGTGGTATATCATACGTCAGATGTTGATGGGCGGTTATCACCACCCAGCATTTAACTATCAATTTGCAGATCAAAAGTGGGGTCACTATTGTGTTGCCGCTCAAAACGACGCAGCTTTCCCATCGGTAGATAAGGCGCAAAGCTTTATGAACGGTTGGTTAAGACTGGCGCCGAATGTTCAACTACAAGATGAATTCTATAACGGGACCAAATAATGAAACATACTAAGGGATTATATTTAGACTGCTCCCCAGGGGATCAGCCGCAGGGTACTTATAGATACGCTAGAAATCTCTTATCGGGAAAACGCCAAGGTGCGAATTCTAATGAGGAGGGCTTTGAAGCTTTAGGTTCTATTGGAAAACAGGTATTGCAAACCATCGCCATAGAAGGTGATAGGTTAATCGTCTTCTTTTGCAGTTATAATGCGACTCAAGGTGAGGGTTCTGGAATAGGAATTTATACTAAAGCAGAGGGCTTAACAGTTAAGTTGTACAGCGATAAGTTAAACTTCCGCTCGAAAAATTATATCGATGCGGTATACCTAAAGAATGGACACGGCGAGTTGGTGGTTGCTTGGACGGATAATAATATGCCTCCGAGAATTCTCAATCTAGATAATACCCCCTTTGATTTAAACGCTAGTTCATATCCTTCAAATTCTAATGATATTGAGCTCTTGGATTTATTTCCAAAGTTTAAAGCTCCGACTATCGGAATTGAAACCGATACCGAATCCGGTGGGGTCTTAAAGTCTGGCGTCTATTATTTCACGACAGCTTATGAGCTTGAGGATGGAATGGTAACCGATTACTCTGGAATCTATGGACCTGTTCCTGTGGTAGCTGATATGAGCGCTGAAGGCTTCTTCTCCTATGAGGGATGTGAGTCGGGGACTTCTACCAGTAAATCACTAAGAGTACATACAAGCGGTATTGACACGCGCTTTCCCTTTATGCACATTGCGGTAGTTCGCAAGATAGGCGGCTTGATAGAAACCTTTAAGGTCAAACGCGTTCCTATTATTTCTAGCGACTATCATTTTGTATATTCCGGCTCTGAGTTGCATGAGAATCTTCTTTTGGAAGATGTGATGATCAATAATATTTCCTTTGATAAGGCGAAGACTTTAAACCTGATGGACAATCATTTGTTCCTAGGAAATCTGACGGCGCCTGAAAAGATTGAGTACCAGAAATGGGCAAACAATATTAAGGTGAACTGGGTCTATGATGACTATATCTCTTTAGATGGTGTGCGCGGATCCCATAAAGATGGGGTCATGCTCTTTAATAGGAAAGGGTTTATGCCCGATGAAGTATACGCTCTGTATGCCGCTTTTAAACTAAAGGACGGTTCTTATTCGGATGCCTTTCACATACCGGGTAGAGAAGCGGGGGAAAAAGGTTTTTGGAATTCTTTAACCAATTCTACAATGACAGTGGCAGAGGATGCACTGCTTTCAGATTTAACCGAAGATAATCCTGATTTAGAATACTTAACAGAGGATGCGGGTTTAGGTGCTGAGACGAAGTTTTTCCACACCCGTAATACCGCCAACATGGACGGTCGTATGGGCTACTGGGAAAATCACTCAGAACACTACCCGGAAAAACCTGAGTATGAAATTTGGGATGCAGAGGGTCCTACCGGAGAGAATCTTGGGGGAGAGAATGTACGTCACCATAAAATGCCCTCACTACATTATCTGCACTCTCAACAGGGGGATTATGAAACCACACCGGGAAAACCTTTAACTACAACATTCCCTGGAGAAACTCCTGAGAGTATCAATAGTTTTAGTGTACAATATAATACACATGCAGATGACATTACTACTGTAGTTGGAAACGCTTGGGATAATGTTTTTGAAAACAATTCTGTCAGTGATTTAATGATCAGTAGTGGAACGCCTTCTGATTCAGGATTTTGGTCAGGTCAGTCTTATATTTCAACTGAAGATCAATGGATTCAGGTAAGTTATACAGTGGACGCATCCCTTACTGCCTCCGACTATTATGAGGGTAGTGCCGTTGAAGTTGAAACTACACTTATATTTTATATACGCAGGTACGATGGGAATACTATGGTCGAGGAGTATGCGTATTATACTGATGAGGATTATGACGCAGCTGGTTCAGGGTCAGGTGGATCTGCTATAAGTACTTCCACTATAATCGAGCAGGAGTCAAATATTAATATTCATCTACCTGCAGGACATTTTCTGAGGACTGAGATGAAGGCTGTTAGAAAAGGTGATCTTAATGAGGATACCGTTAATATAAGTGCTGCAGTTTTCTTTACTGTTTATGAAGCTAACTCATCTGTATTTAACTTTAGCCAAACTGAAGGTACGACCTTTTCAAAAGTTTTAGGTTTAAAATTCTCGGACATACATATTCCCGAGCATATAAAATCTCAAGTGCAGGGTATAGAGTTTTTCTACGCCGAGCGCAATGAAAAGAACATGACCATACTGGGGCAATCTCTTTTATTTCACGGCTCTAAAGCTGTCTTGGATACCGACGAGGGTTATACGGGAACTTATGGAGGGAACGCAGTTCAGGCTATAGGGACAGATTCCCCTGAAGTGAAGTCCGATGTATTTCGCTTTCACGCCTTTGACATGCTCAAGTATAAGCCAGATATTCGCCCTTCTCACATTAAATTGGAATACAAGCTTAAAGCCGAACGGGTGATGGCGAAGTTTCCTCCAGGACATGAGGATGAAGGTGATGAAGTTACGGTATATAATAATGATTCGGAAGATAACACAGCAGATACGCGTAAGCAGTACGCAGCAACTTTTAACTATATCGATGCTGATGTGGTTGAAGACCCTGATACTTTTAATGCTTCGGGACTTAAACAGTTTAGAAGGGTGGCAGATGTACAGTATCTACCTGCTGATGTGATTGTAGATACAGATGATATTGACAACCGTTATGGTGAGGCATGTATTACTGGGACTATCCTTTGTGATGAGCCCAATGTAAGTGGAACTCCAGCTAATACGGATTTAGTACCGTGGTCAGATATTTATGATATTAACGATGATACTCCGCCAGCGGGCAAAATACATAGAGCTTATCTAGCTAATTTATGTGTACACCGATTAAATGTGTACGAGAGTTTTGTGGATCAGGAATTGATTTCTACCAATGCTTTTATGCCTGTAGTTGTTGGGGAGACTAATTATTCCGCCCCAAAGGTTTATGGAGGTGATGTGCATTTATCCATGTACGGGATTCGCACCACAGCTCCTATTCGTAAACATTGGGATGAGCAGGATCAAATTAAAACTGAGAATGCTTTTCAAACGGCTAAATTCCTACACTATTTCCCTTGCTACTCTGTGAGTAATCTAGGGTATAGACATGAGGGGATTTCCTCTGAGGAGTTAGTGTATCCTTCCACTGGAGGTTCACTGGTAGTAGTAAACGATGAAGATTTAGCACATTTCTTACTGCGAGCTGCTGATGCCCCCAATACCAATTGGTTGGGGTATAATACGGATTACAACTCTTTGAATAACCTGAATAAGGTATTCCCTTATAATCCCTATGCAGATTTCTTAACAAAGTTTCCGCATCGGATTATTAAAGGGCAGATTCAAAAAGTGGAGTCTGAGGCTTTATCGCTCCGAGACTTCTTGGCAAATGATTATTATGAGATGCCCAAGTACCACGGTGAGATTACCGATCTGCAGAACCAAACAGGAACACTCTTAATACAACATGAGCGCTCGCTGTATAAAACTATTTCTCAGAATACAATTCAAGGAGATGCACTTGAAATTACTTTAGGTAGTGGAGAGATCTTTAGAATGCCTCCTTCGGAATTGGTTTCCACTACCGAGGGGTATTTAGGAGGTACGAATCCTTCAGCTTCTATGGTTTGTAAATTGGGGTATTTCTTTTGTGATCTATCTCAAGGAAAAGTCTTTTTGGTATCCCAAGGAATCGACGAGATCTCCAATAAGGGAATGCGCTCTTGGTTTAATGAGAATTTAAACTTCCAACTTCTAGCACAGTATCCACAGGTGAGTACCAACCAGGCAAATGCTATTGCGGGTATAGGATTCAATGTGGCGTATGATGAGAAGTATAACCGAATACTCTTCTCTAAGAAAGACTTCATCCCTAAAGAGGATACCACTATTGTAGAGAATCCTGATGATATAGAGTCCTTAGCTTTGGGTACAGTTGTATACCAAGACGGAGAGTTCTTTATCGTAGAGGATGCAGATACAACTCCCACAGAGTTTACATTAGGAGGGTTTAATCCCACCGAGGAACAGCTTGAGATTATCAATGGTGTTGAGTCTAGTACACTTGATATAGTGGATATAGAAATTCCTTTAACTGATAATACTGACCAAGAAGAATAATGAAAACACTAAGACCCTTAAGAGCTGAAGAGTTCTCTGAAAAGTTCGAAGATAAATCCTGGACGCTTTCCTACTCACCCGAGCAGGGAGGCTTTTGGAAATCCTTCCACGATTACTACCCGGATCACATGCGAAGTACTAGAGGGGAGATTTTCTCCTTTAAAGGTACAGGCGTATATCTGCACAATGTAGCAGATGTATTTGCCAAGTATTATGATGCGGATGCTTTCCCTACCCTTATCGATGTGGTCTTCAATGAGGTGCCTCAAGCAACAAAGATATTTCAATCGGTGAATTGGGTTTCGGAGATTATTAACTCCGAGGGAGTGAGTCTATTTGACAAGACTTTAACAACGATACTCTGTTATAATTCTTACCAATGCTCTGGTGAAATTCAATTGGAAACCTTCGAGAATGTTAGAAATTCTGACGGTACTTGGAACTTCAATGCCATGCGAGATTTGATTGACGATCGCACTTTACCCTTTCTAAATGAGAAATTAGAGCTTATAAGCAATAATATTTCAAGTGAAAAACCTTGGTATGAGCAAAAGCGTTTGACAGGTAAGCATCTAATTGTTCGCCTATTGTTAGATAATATTGAACAAAATACCTTATATTTGTATGAGACAGGTACGAGATTTAGGTTGTCAGCCAGATGATAAGGATTTTATATATGCGCAATTAAGTGCTGTATATGTAAAACAAGTATAGAAAGGAGCGTAATGCTTCTTTCTTATTTGACAACCACTAGCAATAATAGCTTCAGCATACTTCAGATTTACAGCATAAGAGCCTGATATTAAAATTCTTATGTATGTCTACTAAAAAACTTTCCATATCTAAATACGAAAGAGAATTCCTTAGTAAGCCTGGGGTAATGAAAAAACTCAATAGTATGGCGTCCGATTACGGAGTTCATGTTGGGGAAATCATTACAGCGCTTCGTAAGGAAAACTCAAAGTTTGACCCCGGTACTGTAAATGCTGCAGGGGCTGTTGGGTTGATACAATTTTATAGAGACAAAAGCTCCTCCAAAGAGGATAACATCAAAACCATTAACGGAAAGAAGTACAAGCTGAATGACTTCCCTTCGATGACTATACTGGAGCAATTAGATATTGCAGATCAGTATTTTCAAGAGAATTTCGTTAAGGCAGGTGGACAGCCTGGAGAAATTTACAATTCTATTGCCTACCCTAAAACTATGGGTAAGGGTAATGAGTACATGGTAAATGACGATCCAGATTCCCTAATTCAAAAGCGAAATGCACCTTGGGTTCAAAACGATACCATCACCAGAGGTTCGATTGCAGACTATGGGGGATGGGAGCATGCACAGTCTGTTGGGTATAGAGACTTCTACGATAATTTATCTAAAGAGCTTATAGGGGCTGCAAGTCCAAAAAAAGACTACGCTGGATTTCAAAAAGGTTATGAACCAAGCGACACTCCATTAGCGGATCAAGAAGAGCAGGATTTAATGGATGATGGTCGTAGCGCATTTTCAACCAAACGCGCGACCGATTACAATCCGACTATCTATTCAGACTCTTCTAATGTATTAGATGAGATTGTCCTTATGGATGATAACCCGAATGTAACTTTAAAAAATTCACCTTTACTTCCTAAACCTAAAAGAGACTTAGCTAAAGAGATTGAGGATGCAAAACATAAACCTGAATACAGGGCAGTTGATGAGTTGATTCGGTTACCTAAAAGAGAGGGTGGTGTAAAGGAAGTTCTAAACGACTTGACTGCAGGTAATAACTCTCTTAGGAAAACTACTACACAAGCATCTCCAGAAACTGAATATGAGGATCCGGCACTTCCTGAAAAAGTTAGACAAAACTTGTCACATCTCCTCCTTAAAGGAAAAGAGTTCTTACTTAAAGGGAAGAAAGATCCAAACATACCTCAAAAAAGTTTAGGTGGGGATATATTCCAAGGAGCTACCTCTGGTTTTTCATTAGGTTCTAAGACTAAGAATCCTCTTGTTACAGGACTTGCTACTGTTGGAGGTGGTATTATGGCTGCTGTTAATTATAAAAAACAGCAAGAAGAAGCATTACAAGCTGAGATTGAAGCTGATGATTTATTCGACTCTCAAGCCTTAACTGCGGCAAAACAAAATTCTAAAACAGTACTTTCTTCCTACCCAAGTCAAGGGGTAGAATCTGCAGGTTATTTCCAAGCGGGTAAGGGAGGTAAAATTCCGCAATTCAATCATGGAGGGAAACATGATCCTCCAAAGTCTCACGCTGATAAGGCAAGACAGTTTAGGGCAATGCGTCCTTTAGAGGGTGAAAACTATTCCCGAGATTTTAGCCAGCCTTCAAATACTCAGTCTACACACTTAGGCACAACGTATGAGGCAGATGGTAGGTATTATGCTACCCCATCTATAACAAATAATAGAGCACCTTACGCTAGTAGCGTCTATCACCCTCAATCTTTTAGAGAGGCTATGGACGCGGGGGAAGGTATCCCATTTGATACTCAAAAAGAAGCTTCAGAATTTGCGGAGGGGAATTGGAAACTGCCTAAATATCCTAGACCTGTGTACAATGCTGGAGGTAAAATTCCAAATTCGAATATAGAATACCAGGCTGAGGGTGGAGAAGTTATTGAACATAATCCATTCAGCTTACCCGGAACAGATCAACATGGAGAGGTAAATCCTATCGCTTCTAATATATCCAAAATACAAGGGGATAAACATTCAGCACCTTCAGGAGGTGTAGGAATGGAAGGTGGAGAAAGAATTTTCTCTGATCAATTATATGTAGATGACTCTATCTACCAATCCTTGAAAAACATTTAACATGAAAAAAACATTTGCACAAGTAGCAGATATGCTTGGTAAGAAACAGGCGAAGTATGAGGAGCGTTTAGATAATTCATCTGATAAAATCGCTAGAGATTCTGCTAAGTTAATGCTTACTCGTATTGACGGTTATAAAAATAGACTCTTTGAATCTCAAGAATCTATGAAGGTACAAGCTCCTCAAGGAGATGTTCCTCAACACAGTTTTGGTGCTTTATTAAAAAAAGCAGGCACTTGGTTAGGTGATAGTAATAACACGGATAAAATCTCAAATGTTGCAAACACAGCTCTGCCTTTTGTAGATAATATGTTTGCGGCTAAGTCTTTAAATAATATGAAGGCACCTACTGCGCCAATCTTGCAGAAGACTGCTCAGATAAATACCAACTACAATATTAATCCTCAGTTAAAAGAGAATAGAGATGCCAATACGGTATTGAATAATACTATTGACGCTACAAATACTTCTGGCGGTTCTGCTATGAATCAAAGATTAGCAGGATTTGTTAAGAGAATGACTAATTCAGGACAATTACACGCACAAAAGAACCAGGTAGAAGGTCAGTTAGAGGATAAACAACGAATTATTAATACGCAAACTGAGAATGCGAACATCGGAACTATGAATCAATTCAATGAGGCGACTCGTGAATTTGAAAATAACATAGAGACAGAGAAAGTCGCGAATGTATCCAATGCTGTAGGTGATGCCTCTCAGATGTTCAAGGACAATAAGATGTTCGAGATGGATAAGCAACGTATGGAACTGTATGGTTCTATGTCACCAAACGCTTTAGCTCAATGGGATACTGAATTTGGTAAGGCGTCTCTAAAAGAAAAAGGATTCGAAGAAGCTTCAGCGCAATTTAATCACATCACCGGAACGGAAAATATTGAGACTTTAAATAGACTCTTTATGGAAGCTTTTGGTCAACCATTTAGATAATAGTTATGACACAATATAACAACAACGCTAGAGGATTTGGTTTTCAATACAAACCAACTCAAAGCGCTTATGTACCTGGACCTGTAGATGCATTTAAGGAGGCTTCCTTATACCAACAAAAGAAGTACGATGCAGGCTTAGACCAGTCGGACATCTTGTACTCCGCTTTAGATGAAGTGGATTCTATGGGAATAGATGATGAGGCTGCAGAGTTAATGAAAGCGGATATACTCTCTAAGTTGGAGGGTTATGCACAGGCAGGTAACTATGCAGACTTAGGGAGAACTTTAAAGCAAGACGCTCGTAAGTTCAAACGCAATGCGGATGTGTTAACCGCGCGTCAAAAATACATATCAGACCAAACCGCTGCACTTGATGATGTGGAGGGAATGGATGGTTTAACTAAATCCCAGTACTCTCAATACTGGGCGAATCAACTTCAATCTCAAGGTGCTACATACGATTCTGAGACCGGGAAGATTGTAGGTGATAAGACACTTTCTTTATTAAACCCTACCGAGGTAGTAAATATGTTTGAGGTAACGGATAAAGCTAACAAAGGTTTTGAAGCTCGCTACACTCAGAATACTGCAGGTAAGTGGGGTACTATAAAGTCGGATGGTACATTTGAAGAAGTCGCGCCTGAGCGTGTGATGTCAAACTCAATGACCAGTATCAATTCGGATAATAAATTGGTAGCCTCTTTAACAAGAGCTGCACAATTGGAATATGCACATGCAGGAGATGGTGAGGTTACAGCAGGTTTAGCGGATTTTGATATAGAATACGCAACCTCAGATGGTGGAACTACTTCTGCTGCAAAAGGGCAGTTGGAGGGTCAAACCACTGAAGAGTATTTAAACCAACAGTTCAAAGAGCATGAAGATTCTACAGGGGTAGCCCTGACGGAGGATCAGAAATTAAATGCGAAAAGAAATTTACTTCAAGGTTTAACCGTACAGGAAGAGAAGGTAAACATGGCTCGTGCGATGGCAAATAAATATTCTTATAAAAAATTAACCAAAGGAGACGCTTACTCTCGTGGGAGTTCAAGTTCAAAGAAGAGTGATACACCTTTAGTTAATTTTTATGCAATACCCTTGAATAACTCTGAGACAGTATTTAAAGATGTTAATGGCTCTGTAGAAGAGGAGCGTTTAACTATTGCAAAACTTGAGCGTATAATGGAGAATAACAATAATGAACTTTCAGAGGCACAATCGCATCAGTTAGAGCAGTCTAAAAAGAAGTTGAACTATGCACGAAACTTTCAACGCCTTTATAATAAAAAGTTTTTAAACACGGAGGAAGGTACTTCTGCTGTGGAAGACGCTTGGGACACACTTGACTATAGATTAAACTCTTACAGAGCTGTTAAGCCCGAAGTCAAAGAAGTATTTGCTAAAGCCTTCCCAAATAGAACTGCCTTTAAGTACTACTTAGAAACTGGAGACTTTATTGATGATTTAGATTTATCTGATGAGGAAAAAGAAATCTTAACTACTACTCATACCACAATGTATACACGTAATGGAACTCGCTCAACAAGGCGTGGAAAATCAGTGCTTTCAGGGATGCGAGAGGGTTATGGTGAGGACTTAAACGAATATATAAAAGAGTCTGATTTCTCTGTAAGTGGTCAAGCCTTTTCAGGGGTTGATGGTGCTCTGGATGATTATAACACTATGATGGTGGAGGAGTTAGTAAATGGCGGTGCTGGTGGAGGATATACTCTATATGGTGGTACTGATGACGGCTCACTTAATACGGTGCAAAATTATATGATGGAGCATGGTGTATCTCAAGACACTCATAATATTCAAGTTCGACCTCTATCCTCGAAAGGTCAAATAAACCATGGTAAATCAATTATCACCTTTACCCGGAAAACCGGGAATGGTGAAAAAGCAAAAAAGTCAGAAACTGCAACATTCACGATTGAGCCTGCAGATGGTGATAATTCTTTTTCTACCACCACTATGAGTAGAATGATGGAAGAGCGTTTAAAGAAAACTAAACTAGCGGATAATAATTTTGGAGTCACAGAGGCAGAGTTCTTAGCTAATGATGGAAATCCAACTGATTGGAGAGCTTTCAGTGAAGGGCAGTTTTATATGGCAAACGAGCAGTACGGGGATATTTTCAGTGACGTTCAGAAGTTAGTACGACAAACAGAATTGGGTGATACTGCCGTAAAAGTTGGAGAACCTATTATGTATCCTGTTTTAGATGCGGATGGAAATGAAACCCTTGACTCTAATGGGGATGTTATTACACAGCCGGTCCAATTACACGTAGAAGAGTTCAAAGATCGTTCTGCTAAATCTAAAGACGGTTCGTATACGATTACGGACAATCTATACTCCTTGGTGTATTACCAGAATGGGCAGAAATATTATGTAGACGGTGGGAAGAGTAAATCTTCTATCGATGATTTAAAGGTCGGTCTTTACCGCGCTGCAAACTAACAACTTACAACTTACTATATGTCAACTCAGAACCCGACAAGTACTCCAGATTTAACAAACTTAAATGGAGAAATTGAAAATATAACTCCCGACATTGATATAGAAGGGGATCCTCAGAAAAAGGCTCCGGTAAAAAATGTAGGTCACGATATACTCTCTAAAGTTCTTGAACCTACAATTAAACCTGCAGAGTCCGATGATCGTGCAGCGATGTCTGATATTAATATCGCAGACTATTCTGGTTATATGCACAATGGTCAAGTCTATGAAGGGGAAGCCTTAAATGATGTCCGTGCCATGAACCAAAGTTCAGGTGAGAAACTACGTCGTGGGTTTGGTAAGATGGCGGTGACTGCTGCTACAGCTTTTGCAGAACCTTTCGTGGATCTTACCTATGGTCTTATTGAAGCAGGAGTTAAAGGTAAGGAACGCGGGAACTTTGAAATGAATGACATCTTCAATAATTCCATTTCTTCTGCGATGGATGATTTGAATGCACATCTTTCTGAGGATTATGCACATTTCTATACCTCGGGAGAGCAAAATAAATCTGCGGTAGCCTCAATGGGTACGATGAATTTCTGGGCAGATAAATTTCTAAACGGTGCAGGATTTGCCATTGGAGCGATTGCTTCGGGTATGGTAACTGGAGGTTTAGGTTTAGGGACTAAAGCTGGTGGGGCTTATAAAGCTTTACGTGGGGTTTCTAAAACAGCTATTCGAGGTTCTAAAGCAGCAAAGGTAGGGGTAGATGCTACCAAAATAATCAATCAAGGGAATAAGTTTGGGAAGAGTGTAGATTCAGTCTTCTCCTCTTTAGTTGGAGCCGTAGGAGAATCCGGTATGGAAGCTCGTGGTATCTACGACAATACCCTAGAGATGATGAAGAATGAGCGTCTGTTAGGTTCTGAGGCATACAAAGATATGGACGATGCTACGATGGAGGATATGGCGAGAAGCGCTTCCAATGTAGGCTTTGGTGTCAATATGGTATTGGTTGGAGGTTCCAACTTAATACAGTTCGGTAAGATGTTTACCGGAAAGTATGACGATGCTATTTCAGGATTGAATAAAATTAAGAAAACCAAAGGTTTAAAGAAGGGTGCAGATGCAGTCTTTGAAACACGTACTGGAAAGTGGGGGAAAGCGCTAAACTTTAAAGACTATACGAAAGCTGCCTTAGCAAATCCTCTCACAGAGGCAATGCAGGAAGGTGGACAATACGCTACCGAAACAGGTATCGAACACTTTATGAAGGATCACTTCGATCCAGAGGCAAGTCTTCACATTGATGACCTATTACATTCGGCTGTACACGGAATGGGAGAAGCTCTCGGAACTAAGGAAGGTCAAGAGTCTATGATTCTCGGTGCAATCCTTGGGGGTGTAGGTGCTCCTGGTATGGGTTCTGGAATGCGCTCGGATATTAAGGCGGTTACTGCAAAGCGTAAAGCTACTGAGAAGTTGGTTACAGATTTGAATGCCTATAAAAACACAGAGCGTGTCAAGGATTTATATCAAGCTTATGTAGCGCATGTCGCTTTGGAGAATAAGAAAGGAGATGCTCTTAAAAATGGAGATGCTCACACTTATAATTCTGCAGAGTTCATGCAGTTCAGAAACTATGTAAGTAACCGTATCAAGGCGGGTCAGTTTGACTCTATGCTTGAGGAGATTACAGAGATGTCTGAAATAGATCCTGCGGAGTTTGAAGGTTTGTTTGGAATGGAGATGGAGCAGGAATCTTTACAAGCTTTAGCGAAAGATTTATCTAAACAAGCACATCAGGTAAAAGAAGTTTACGACGATGTGGAATATGCCTTCGGACATAAAAATGCAATCGTTAAAAAAATTGCCTTTGAGACCAGTGCTCAACAGGCGTATATAGATAACCGTTCTAAAACATTAGCGGAGAAAATTTCTGAGCATTCCGATGGCGCTATTTCTATTGATGCTGCAATTGATTTGGCAGAAGAGATGGAAAAGGAAGAATACGACAAGGAGAAATCGAATACTGAAACTCCACATTTAGAACCGTATAGAAACCTTATCCATGATCAGGTTCAGGAATGGGCGAAGAAAGCTTCACCTGCCAAGAAGAAGATAGTTGATGAATTGCTAAAGGAATATGCAGCACTCTCAGATCAAAGAGAGGCGTATATCGACCTGGTAAATCAATTGGAATCTGAAGAGGGTGAGCTTAAAGTCATTGAAGATTACAAGGAAGTACAACGTAAAGCTGAACAGGCAAAGCAGGATTTAAAAACAGAATTAAATAAGAAACCTAAAACAAGTAAAGAGGTTCAGGAAGATTTCTTAAGTGAGCACCTTAGAGATGTTGAGGGTGCTGAAAACGGTGAGGTTGAAAGTGATGTCTTAGAGTTCAATATACTGAAGAGAGACAAGAATGGAAAAGTCGTACTAGAGAACGGTCAGCCTGTCGTTGAGCGTACACAACACTTAAAGTTTAAAGATAAAAATACCTTAGAGGATGTAAACAATCCGGGTACAACTGTGAAGTTGACAGCTCGTTTGATTGAAGGTTTTGTTCAAAGTAGAACAGAGGGTGAGTTTGATATATTCAAATCCAACACCATCCTTATTAAATCTATTGAGTCTGCAATCACGGCTAAAGAATTCTTACTTCAAAACAAACAAGAAGGTCGTAATCAGCTAGAAGCTGAGTTGCTAGACTTACTTGTAGAATTAGAAGGTTTAAAGCGTACCAGTAAAGTAGGTTCGCGTATTCCAATAGATAATAAGGGTGTTCGTATTCCGGTTAAACAGTTAACTGAATATTATGAGCAACTTCAGAATAAACTGGCAGAGCTAGAAGAGCATACTGCTAATTTAGAGTATGATCAGAAAGCCTTAACTAAGGAGTTGGAGGTATTGTATCAACAGTTGGAGAAGAGTCAAGAGGCGGCGAAAACTGAAGATGCTCAAGAGTCTTTTATTGAGGAGTTAGATGTGTCTACTTTACTAGCCCATAGATCCGCGTTGATTGAGGCACTAGATACCAACAGGGACACACTGGATACTGTGAAGAGTTTCGCCGAGCGTATCAAGGCGATGATGACTAATATCTCGAATGCGATTAAAGGTTGGTTTAAGATTCTACGTGATGTAGATTTATCAAACAGAGAGAAAGTTGCAGAAATAAAGCAAACAATTCTTGACGGGAAGAAGAGTCTGAAAAGTGTTCAATCTAAACCAGAGAATGCCGCAGCTCTTAAACTATCAGAGTTATATAATTCCAAAGAGTTCAAGATTTTGGAGCGTATGTTACGCGAAGGGAAGTTTGAGCAGATGGCTAAGTATGCTCCTTTATTAGAGGAGTTTGCATCCTTATTAGAGGACCAATCACTTACACCTATCATAGGTGCTCAGGCGATGTACGACCTCAGAGATTTAGCTTCAAAAATAAAAGCCTTTGCTAGGTCCAGAGAGGCTATTAATGAGTCGGTATACAATGATGTAATCGATCAGTTAGAGTTCCAGGCGGAGTCTTTCAAATCTGGAGTAGTTGTTCGAGGTAGAAACACTTCTAAATTTAAAGGAAACTCTACAGAGGGTGAGACTGGGATTGATACTAAGCATAAATCCAAAACACATTTAAAGAAAGCTTTTGTTACCACAACGGGTAAACATACAAAGACCGTAAAGGGTGAATTTACCGACGAGCTAACTGAAGATAAAGCTCAATTAGCTTGGTTTAAGTTCACGGACAATTACAATCCTGAATCGGGAACCGTAAAACTTAAAGCCATTACCCGGGGAAGTAATCCTTATGGAAGTAAGGTAAAGTTTTTAGATGACCACACTCAAGGTTTGGATGGTGATGCTCGTATGGATGCAGAGCAAATCATGCTTGTTGCAGTTGATGAAAAAACCGGTGAACCGCATCTAGTGGATGGGCACATGGTTTATACTTCTATGCGTGGACCTTCTATGGTTTGGCAGCAGGACGGTGTGGACATGGAAGATTCAGATGGAAACCCTGCTTACAGATATTCTGTAAAGGGTATGAAGAAGGCTGAAATTTCATTATCAGTTCTTAATCATAAAAAGGCAAGAAGTACTGCTATTAATGCGGCAGAGCTCTCAAATGAAAATGAAGATCATCACTTATACTTTAGTATCACAGGTAAAACTCCGGGTGTAGCTGTTAAGAAAGGGGAACCTACTTCAGTTGTTGGGAAGCTTGTAGATAGTACTCAGGAAATTCCTGCATTACAGTTGGGTGTTGCATTTATGGATCCTAAAGCAGCAGCTGCGTATGAAGAGAAGCACGGTGAGAAGCCACTCTTTACTACGATTACATCAGAAGGAGCTGAGGTACGTGTTCGTATTGGTACTCCTTATGTAAAATCTGACGGTCGTATTGTAGAATTAGAGGCAAGAAACCTTGAAGAGAATGAGGTAGATACCATCTTCAATTTACTGCGATTAGCTTCCAAGCAGTACAATCTACACCAGGCACATCCAGCAAAATATCCACATGAAACCATTACGGCAATTGAAGGCTTGGAGGGTGTAGATATTTTCCAATCACTTCAAGATAGAATTGTTTGGGATCAGGCGGGTAATAAGAAATACGGAATCTATTTTAAATACGGGACACTTTACTTTGCTAAGGGAGACGGTACATTTATTTCGATGAGTGCTAATGAGTTGGTGAATCAAACAAACCCTGCGAAGTCTAAACTCTTAAGAGAGTTTTTAGCTACAAAAAGGCATCATGTAAACTCTCATACTTTAAATAAGAAATCAGATCAAGCGTTCACCAACTTTGAAATGAATTCAAATTTTGAAGTTTCCAATGAGCGTGTATACTCTGCAAAAGAGGGTGGATACAAAGCGTATTTAACCTCACCTGAAGGTAGAGAGAATGAATCTTCTATTCCTATGAAGACATCTCTAGCTCCTAAGTCGAATGAGAATGCGGTTAATGCACCACAGTTTTTATCAACGAATTTAATCTTTGATACGGGGATTGTACCGGTGAAACCTAAGTATACCCCTAAAAAGA